CAGGTATTTCTTCATTATAACCATGTTAATGGTCCTTTTGCTGAAAACAATAGGTTCGACAAAAGGCCGATGTTAGGTGTTCCGCCAATACGGAATATGTAATATGAGGTTATATGCTACAAAAATTAGGTTTTCTACCTGGATTCAATAAACAAGTTACTCCTACAGGAGCTGAGTCCCAATGGACTGACGGGCAAAATGTGCGTTTTAGATATGGCACACCTGAAAAAATAGGTGGTTGGAATCAATTAGGAGAATCAAAACTTACTGGTGTTGCAAGAGGTTTACATCATTTTATTAACTCAGCCTCAACTAAATTTGCAGCTATAGGCACAAATAGAATTTTATATGTATACTCTGGAGGAGTCTACTACGATATACATCCTTTAACTAATCCATCAGGTACAGCAATTACTAACGCTTTTAGTACAACTAATAATGATAAAGAAGTAACAATAACTTTTCCTGGTTCTCATAATTTTCAAGCAGGGGACATAATATTGTTTGGTGATGCTTCTACATTTTCAGCTATTACTAATTCTAATTTTGGAGCTTCTGATTTTGCTGATAAAAAATTTATGGTAACAAGTGTACCGAGTTCCACTACTATAACTATTACAATGCCAAGTGTTGAAACAGGAAGTGGTGCAACCACTTCTGGTGGTATTACTTATTACCAATATTATCACGTAGGACCTGCAGAACAAGTTGGAGCTTTTGGTTGGGGTATAGCATTATGGGGTGGTTCAGTTTTAGGAAGTGCTACAACAACTTTAAATGGTGCCTTGTTAGATGATGCTAATGGTACAGGTGGGTCTGGAACAAGTATTACACTTACAAGCACGACTGGTTTTCCTACATCAGGTACAAACTATATTCAAGTAGGCGCAGAAGAAATATCTTATACTGGTGTTTCCGGTAACAACTTAACAGGTATTACAAGAGCTGTTAGAGGATCTACAAGATCTGGACATAGCAGTGGAGCCACAGTTACAAATACATCTAGTTGGACTGGATGGGGATCACCTGCAGCCAACACCGATAAAGTAACAGACCCTGGTTTATGGTCATTAGACAACTTAGGTACAACACTTATTGCACTTATACATAACGGAGAATGCTTTCAGTGGGATGCAGATGCAGCAAACGCAACTGCAACAAGAGCTACAATTATAACTGGTGCGCCGACCGCATCTAGAGATATGTTAGTATCTACACCGGATCGTCACTTAGTATTTTTTGGTACAGAAAAAACTATTGGAGATAAATCTTCACAAGACGATATGTTTATTAGATTTTCATCTCAAGAAGATATTAATGACTATACACCTACAGCAGAAAATACTGCTGGAACACAAAGACTGGCCGACGGATCACGGATCATGGGAGCTGAACTTGGTAGAAATGCAATTTATGTTTGGTCGGACACAGCTTTATTTACCATGCGTTTTGTAGGTCAACCTTTTACGTTTGCATTTGAACAAGTGGGTACAAACTGTGGGTTAATTGGTATGAATGCAGCTGTTGAAGTTGATGGCGCTGCATATTGGATGTCAGAAAATGGTTTCTTTAGATACACCGGTAAACTAGAATCTATGGACTGTTTAGTTGAGGACTATGTTTATGATGATTTAAATACAACATCTAATCAATTAATATATGCAGGAATTAATAACCTATTTGGAGAAGTAGTTTGGTTTTATCCAACATCAACATCTAATTCAAATAACAGAGCTGTATTTTATAGTTACTTAGATTCAACATCTAAACGACCAATATGGTTTACAAACGACAGCACTTTATATGTTAGAAGCACTTGGGAAGATTCTGCTGTTTTTGGTTTACCACATGGTACAAAATATAATCCTGATAATGATGTTTCATTTGATGTTACTGGTAATACAGATGGCGTAACAATATACTTTGAACATGAAACAGGAGTTAATCAATTAGAAGCAGGAGCTGTTACAACAGCTATACCAGCTGATATTACTTCTGGAGACTATGACATAACACAAAAAGTTGTTAGAGGAGCTGCAACTAATTTAGGAGATCTTAGAGGTGATGGTGAAAATATTATGCGGGTTAGTAGAATTATACCAGACTTTATTTCTCAACAAGGAAACACTGTTGTACAATTAGATTTAAGAAATTATCCAAATAATACGGCAGCTAGTTCGTCACTAGGACCGTTTACTATAACATCATCTACTACAAAAGTAGACACACGTGCAAGAGCAAGAGCTGTGGCTCTTACAATAAAAAACACTGCGGTAGATACTAGTTGGAAATTAGGAACTTTTAGGTTAGATATACATGCTGGAGGAAGAAGATAGTGATTGATAAAAGATTAACTAAAGAAGAAAAGAAAAAAATTAAACCTGTAAATCAAGCAGGTGGACCAAATTATCTTGGTAAACAAGAAATGGTAACTGTTCCTAAAAAATGGTTATCTGATCCAGATCACGTTGTAGCTGAGTTAGCTTACATTACTCCAAAAGAACAAAAAATTTTAATAGATGCGGACATCTATGGATCATTAGACGGTAAACCAAATAAAGGACCCGGTGGTATCATGTCCTTACAAGGAGATCTTGGTGGTTATGATGCTAGTCCTGGTGGACCAAACGATTCAGGAGCTACCGGTCAAGTAGGAAGTAACAATGCACCAGATAAAAATAAACAGCTTGCTGCTGACATTATGACTGGTAAAGTTAACGTATCTTCACCAACAGGTATGACTGTTGGTTATACAGGTCCTACAGGAGTACAAGTTGGAGGCATCGGAGATTTTGTTGGACAAAAATATGTTGGACCTAGTTTGTTTAATCCAGGTGGTTACAGAGATGTATATACAAAAGGACCAAACATAGGACAAGTTAAACCTGGGTTTCTAGGAAGAATATTGGGGGGTATAGGAAGTATGATTACAGGTATACCTTTTGTAGGAAGTGCTTTAGGCACAGCTTATGATTATGGTAAAGGTATATTTGCTAACACACCACCAGATATGTCTGCTTATAACGAATTAAGTCTAACAGATCCAATAGATCAAAAAGCATATATTCCAGAAGGAATGGATCCTTCTATGGTTATTGATGATCCTTTTAATCAAGATTTTAATTATGGAATTACTGGTTTAGATGAAATTGATATGAGCACAGTAGATGATATGGGTAATACATATAGAGATTCTCCATACAGTAGTCAAATGACAGAAGAAACTTTTAACGCTGTGTTTGGTGAAGGACAGGAACCAGGTTAATGGCAAAAATAGTACAAACATTGACTAGGGCTAGTGAAGAATACGAACAAGATGTAGCACAATCTTTAGTTAGAGATTTAGATGCTGTGTTAGAAAAACTTAACACTACATTTCAAGAAGAATTAAAACAGGAGATAGAAGCTAGAAGTTTCTTTTTAGATTAATGGCAGTAGTAAACCAATATAAATTTGTAGGTATAGATAACAACACTAGCGGATCTGCATTAACACCTTTTGGATCAGGCAATCCTTTGGTAAGTGAAACATACTTAATTAAATCAATATTAGTTACTTCAGCTGGTACACCAGTTGTAACTATTCTAAACAATAGTATCACAGCTATTAAATCTAAAGCTTTAACAGCTAATGAAACTACAGAATTATTAACCCAACCGCTAATAGTAGAGGGTGGAAAAACCTTTACAGTTCAATCAAGCACTTCAGATTCGTTTGACATAGCTATTAGCTATCTAAACATTAAGAAAGAGGTAACAACATAATGGATAATATACCAACATTAACACCAGAAAAAATAATAACTACAATTAAAAACAAAAAAACAGGAGAGGTCTATGAGACTGAAGAAGCCTTAAAAGCTGCTAATATCCCTGCAGAAGACGTGCAAAGAGATGTAACAGTTATCATGCCGCCTCTTGATTTAATAGGAAAAACAAAGTAAACTAGCAAAACCATGGCAATAACAGATATCAACATATCCGAAGAATTAATAACAAACGCACCATCTATTAGATACAAAGGTGAAGAAGGCCCTAGATCACCTGAAGAAATGAAAATGATGAGAGCTGATGCTATGTTAAAAGAAGCATATGATCAATATGTATATGATTTATTAGAACAAAGACCAGAAGCAACGCCTATGTCTTTTGAAGAATTTAGACAAATGGTTATTGCAGAAGGACAAATGTCTGGTGGACAACCTTTACCAGAAGATCCAACAAAACCAATTAATCCTTTTGGACCTAAACCTATCGGACCAGTGTTGCCAGATAAAAGACAGATGGCAGCGTTTGGTGGTATCATGGGTTTAGATGGTAGACGTCAATATGGTATTGGAAGTAAATTAAAAAAATTTGTAAGAAAAGTTATACCAAATGAAGTATCAGAAATTGCAGTTAAAGCTGCACCATTTGTTGCACCTTTTAATCCAGCTGTTGCTGCAGCTATGGCAGGAATAGGTGGTTTTGATCAAACAGGTAGAATAGGTTCTTCATTAAAAGGTGCAGCTAAAACTTATGCTTTAGGTCAATTAGGTAGACAACTTGGCGGAGCAGAATTACAAGGTAATCCGTTTGTAGAAGGTGGAGCATTTAGAGGTGGTCTTGAAGGATTTAAAGCAGGATTTAGTTCTCCTTATGTGCAAGGCGAAGATATATTTTCTAAAACAAAAGAAAGATTTTTTCCTGGAGGAGAAGAAATAACTAAGAGTACAGAAGTTCTTGGTGATGGTAAATTTAGTAAAGCTGCTAAAGGAACTTTATCTGATCCTTTAGAAAAAATGGATTTTATTGATAAAACTAAACCAAGTAATTTAAAAAAATTAAGCACAGCTTTAGATAAAGCTGGTTTAGATACTAAAGCAATGTTAGGTATACTTGGTATATCAGCAGGGGCTGGTTTATACACGGCCGCTACACAAAAAAATGAAACATTAGCTGGTTTAGACAGAGGTAAAAGCATGGATATTGAAGGCATAAGAGCTGAAGTAATTGAAGCGTTTAAAGATCCAACCGGAGAAAAATTAAAAGCCATTAGAATTAAGTACCCGTTCTTAGGAACACAAGCATCCAAAAACATAGCTAACATGGCTTATGGTGGTAGAATAAATAGAGCTGAGGGTGGACTTATGAATCTAGGTGGGTTAGAAAAGGATTATAGAGCTGAAGGTGGTTTTGTACCAATAGGTAAAGAAGAAAAAGCGGACGACGTGCCTGCAAGATTAAGTGTAAATGAGTTTGTATTTACTGCAGATGCTGTTAGAAACGCAGGTGGTGGAGATATTGATAGAGGGGCAGAAGTCATGGAAAACATGATGAAACATTTAGAAGCTGGTGGACAAGTATCGGAAGAATCACAGGGTTTATCTGGTGCTAGAGATATGTTTGCAGTTTCGGAAAGATTAAGCGAGGTAGTATAATGGCTGTACAACAACAACAAATGTTACCACCACAATATGTGGAAGATTTACAAACGGATTTTGGTAAACAGTTAACAGCGTTAACTGCCGCTCCACTAGATACATCAAAATTTGCACCAACAGTTGCCGGTCAAGATCCGTTACAAACCCAAGCGGCTACATTAGCTGGTCAAGGTGTTGGAGCATTTCAACCATACCTTACACAAGCTGCAGCTTATTCAGGACCGACAGCTTATCAACAATTTATGTCTCCGTATCAACAAGATGTAATTGATACAACACTACAAGAATACGACACACAAACTGCAAGAGGATTACAAAGTATAGCTGACATGGCTACAAGATCTGGAAACTTAGGTGGTGGTAGAGAGGGTGTACAAAGAGCACAGTTTCAAAACAAATCAGATTTAAACAGAGCGTTATTACAATCAGGTTTATTACAACAAGGGTTTCAACAAGCTAACCGATTAGCTAATCAAGCTTTTACACAACAAAGAGGATTAGCAGGTTTAGTACCATCATTACAACAAGCTGACATTAGTACTTTGGGTCAAGTGGGCGCGATCCAACAAGCACAGGCTCAAGCAGAAGCAGATGCACTAAGAGAAGCACAAAGACTAGAAGCGTTCGAACCGTATGACAGACTTGGTTATTTAGGCCAAGGTATTGCGAGTATTGCATCTGGCGCGCCAGGACAATATCAATCATCTGTCGTACCAAACCCAACTCCGTTGCAGACAGCTCTGGGTGTAGGTTCAACATTGTCTGGTATCTATGGTAATATCATGGGGCCATACAGAACAAGAACGGGTTAATATGAATAATGTATTTAGAAGACCAATGTTTAGAAAAGGTGGAAGTGCCGGTGAAGGTATTACTTCAGGACTAGCACCTAGACAAGGTTATGCAACTAACGAAGATAACCTTGTACAACAAAATGACATATCAAAAATGGGTCAAATCAATAGAGATTTAAAACTTTTAGATACATTAGCACCAAGACCTGTAAGACCACAAAGCACAGCCCTGAATGATTTTTTAATTAATTTTGGTTTAGATTTAACAAGTAGATCACCACAAGGAAACATATTTCAAACAATGGCAACTTCAGCTAAAGAACCTTTTCAACAATTTCAAAAACAAAAACAAACTGAAATGGCAATGGATGCCAACATAGCATCTGATCAAAGAGCAACTGTATTAGGTTTAATGAAAAACTTAAGTGAAGATGACAAAAATAAATTATTTCAAGAAGCTTCATTTATGTTTGAAAAAGGTGCAACTAACCCTTTTACTAATCAACCGTTTAAAGATGTTAACGAAGCTTACGATGTTTTAATTAGAAAATCTTTAATGAGTAAAGAAAGTTTAAAAACTGATGAAGCTAT